GTGTTTTTTTTTTTTTTTGAAAGAAACCGCGTTAACCACGTGGGATTGACGGTTTGAACACAAAGGAAAACAACATTGAGAAAATGGGGAACTCAAAGCTCCTAACCATTGCTGGCTGTGGAGAAAGTTAGGCGGACTGGACGAGAGCGGGGCTGGAGAGACGGACAACGCCACGGAAAATGACGTTGGCAACTACGGCGGTGCCGAGAATGCCGGAGGTTTGGGAGTTGTACCAGAAGAGAGGGGTGTCGGAGTAGGCAACCGAGTCTTTAAGGACTGGGTTGACGACGCCAAGAGGGCAGGGGAGAACAAATTCCGGGAAGGCGACGAAAGCGGTGGAGAAGAGAAGACGCCGGCCACCTGAAACGTTGGTGGGAGATGAAGAGAGGGTGGTGTTGCGAGCGGTCCAACAAGCTTCAATGCGAACAGAGCGGGGGGTGGAGGGATCAATGGGAATGGGGTCAAACATACCTTGAGATGGGGTGATAGCAGCTTCGAGCGAGAGGAGTTGGACGTGACGATAGAGACGACCAAAGTCAGTGAGGATGAAAGTGGCGGGGTCAAAAGAGGCGTTGGGCTGAAGAAGGGCGACGATGTCAATGGCACTGGCTTGGAAAGGGATATCGATGGAAGGACCGAGAGAAATGGGCGTGGCAAGGGTGGAGGCGTGGGAGACGATGGACGTGGTACCAAAGTCCTCACGAGTCTCGGCTTCGCGTTCGAGAGGGGGAAGGTGAGGAGAACCACTCTCGGAGCGAGGAGCGAGAGTGGTGGCCTCAGGAGAAGCAATGCGAGGTTGAACGCGAGGATACATGCTCAGTGAGGAGGGGTACAGGCGTGGAAGGCAGGAAGAGGCAGACTGCGAGAATGAAAGGCGAAAATAGAAAGCTGAGAAGCTGAAGGTTATCTTAAGAAGATTGGAAAGAAAGAAGCAATTCAGTATATGCCTGAGAGTCAAGGGGGAGGTGAGAAGAAGACTTTTCAAAAACAAGGAGAGCGGCTGCAGAGCGAGAGATGTATTGGCCCACACGGAAAAGAGAGAGAATCTTGGAAGGGGAAGAATCGGCAAGATGAAGAATAGACTTTTGATGAGGAGAAGCATGGCGGCATATGATGTCGAAAACGGCAGACTGATAGGTGACATGGTTGAGAGGAAGAAGTGAGAAAAGATCCTGCCCAAGAGAATGACCAACGGAGAATTCAGCGATGAAGGAAGCCATGACAACGTCAAGGCGGTCGTCGTCACGAGCGATGGCAAATTTAGCGAAGAGGGCAAGAGGATCGCGAATACAACCA